TCCTTGGAGCAAACTTTCTAACCGATTCTACAGACTCAATTGTCTCTCCACCTGATGCAGAGAGTCCAGTAGTCATTAAAGAGATACCAGAACTGATAGTATAAGTGGAAGCATTACGTGTATACTCAATTCTACCTGCAAAATTGAAAGAACTTAGTCCATTTGCAGAATCTCCAGCAGAAGTGATGTAATTAATGGTTATAAAGTTACCATCTTCGAGTTCTTTTCCAAAAATTCCATCTCCAAAGAATATTTGATATCTTTCATCTTCTATTTCTTGTAAATAATAAACTTTTGAGTCAGATTTTACGTCAAAAAGACTATTTTGAACACTATATTTTGTTTCTGTGGTAGATGCTTCGTTTGGACGTACAGAAACTGTGATTAAATCTGTATCAACTCCAATATTTGGTAAAATAAACTTCTGATTTGGAATTCTTGATGAATATGTAAAGGTTTGTGTCAATAATGTACCTTCAAAAACCTCAACATCGTTAAATTCTGCAATTCCGTTAAAAACTGGAACTGTAATATCACTTAAAATTGAAAAAACAAAGGATTGACCACCAAAAGCACTTGATGATGCTGCCACAGGACCTTTCTTAAGGGTTAATGTAGCAGGTGAAGGTGTAATTCCACTCGTATTTACGAAAAATGATACAGTTGCCCTTGCTGCTTGTCTTGGACGGGGTACATAACCTATATTTCTTGCTAACGAAACGATGTTTTCTCTTAAAGTTGCAGTATCAATGAACACTTCGTTAGTGATCATGTTCGCATTATAAGAAGTAATGTAAGTATTGTATGCCAGAACATCTAAAAGCGTTGAAAGGTTAGATCCTTCAAAGTCATAATCGGTAAAATTCGAGTTTGACTTTAGATATTCTTGTAAAGTTGTCTTAACTTGGTCAAAATCCAAGTTAGAGAAATTAGCTAATGGCATTTTTACCTACTTGACTGCAATACAAATTGTAATTCTTGTGCTGGAATTTCAATTCCGATGATCTCATATACGATAGTTACGTCAAAAGTGTTATTATCATAGTCTGGAAATGCTTTCACATCGATCAATTGCACTCTTGGTTCAAAGTTTTCTATAGATTCACGTAACTCATCAACAATAATGGCTGCTGTGATGTCATCAATGTTCTCAAATAGTGATTCAGTAATCCTAGAACCGAAAGTTGGTTCAAAGAACTTCTCTCCAGGCAATGTGAAAACAATATTTCTTACAGAACGTGCAATTGCATTTGCATTTTTAAGCACAATGAGGTCATCATTCAGGGGATTTGCCTGAAATGTCATACTAAGATCCTTAAATCCTTGACTAACCCGTTCTAAAGGCACATTAATACACCAATTATTGTTTATTTATTAAGGATTGTATACTCTTATTCTGTAAGAGTCATTGCATCCACTTCATAATCCAATCCATCCTCTTCAAAATCCCCAAAAATCTCACTTTGGACTAAATCATCACGTTTTTTAGGTGTAAGATGGTCATTATTAACCTCTCTTAGCATTTTTTTCTTGGAGTTTTCCATAATTTTAGTATGTTTTTACTATTTAACATAAAAAAAGGAGGGACTTAACCCTCCTTCATTATTTTCCTTGTCCTCGGTAAGGTTTTTTTGCCTTATTACGAGACGTTGCGGATAGTAGCGTTCGAGCCGAGCGGCCTTGACGAGTTTTTTTCGGACGAGACTTCTGATAACCCCCATCAGTTATGTTAGAAAGCATTGGCATTAGTTCATTTCCTCCAATTTAGTTTGTAATAAAAAAGATACTGACTCCTCTGTTGCCTGAACTCTATAAGAAACTCCATCTCTACGAGAAAGTTCGGTGAGGATCTCTGCGGATAAATCCCATAACTCTTCTGTTTTGAGTTGGGTATTCACCGACATCTTAAATAACCCTTGTTTTTTCATGTCCTACACGTATGCGAGGGTCGCACCATGTCTCAATACCCATTTCCTTTGCATCAAGGCAGAAAGACACGTCCTCACCACACATATCCTGAACTGCACCTGACTCAAAGACTTGCATCTTAGGAGCAAACCAAGGGTATTCCATATCCTCGAAGACACCCTTCTTAATCAACACCCATCCAAAACCTGTATAATCAACTGTGAAAGGTTTGTTGCGTTTGCCCATAGACTCAACGGTCTCGTGATTCATAACTCCGCCGTTCTTACGGAAGTCTTCCTCTTCTAACCAATGAGCAACTGATGTAGTATGTCCATCCTCTGTAGCATACCAACCTGCTGCGATCTTTCTTTCGTCACCTTCAGCAGGAATGGCAAGATCAGCAAGCTGCCAGAACTTATCCACATTAAAAACAATGTCATTATCAATCCAGAGTTGATAATCATACTGAAGTTTACCATCCCAAGGTTTCTGATCAGCACCACGTAAAACATTTGCACCTAAACACTTACAACGTGCAAAGTTTACCATTGATGAGTAATCTTGTGATATCTGAATACTCATTCCTGCCTGTACCATGTCAAAAGACAATTGTACGAAATTCTTTAAGAAGGTATATGAACATCCTCTACCTGGTAAACAAAATACTATAGTCTTTCCTTTCCATCTTTCCTTGATAGCAGGGATATCCCACTTTGGTTCTTCCTTTGTAGGAGCCTTTGCTTTAACAGTAAATCCTTTTGCCATAACCTTTTAGTTACCTTCAATCCAATTATACAACGATATTATATAGTTGTCAATTAATTAAATGCATATTGAAGGAAACCGAAACACGAGTAGTATCTAATAAATGAGGTTCAACATAATGTGG